GTTATCGGCATCGTCGAATTCCTGTCGGTGGAAGTAATTCCAGTTATTCATCGCGGCGCCACGATTACCGGAACCAACCGGCATTCGGCTTGGATAGCCTGAGCGGCCGGCGGAGCGGGCGCGGGATAAAGCTGTGTTTTTATAGAGCAGCTCTTTCCCGTTACGGGCATTCATGACTACTTTGTTGGATGGCTCCACGACGTAATCAGGTGCGATTCTTACAGCCAGATTGTGCATTACCGCGCTGATTGAGCTGGTAAGCATGCCATGCGGATCACCGTCGGAAGGAGGTACATCAAGGTCAGAAAAGAGGTAACCGGTGATGATGCCTTTGCCGTCCTGATACCATTCGGCCATCATCAACTCCAAATCTTCGACGGCATCCTGCATCGACTGCGGCTCGACATCGGTCAATGTCGCATCAGAAGCTACGCCAAGCTTGCGCAGCGCAGCCCTGACAATGTCACCCTTCGTTGTGAGATTCATCGCTTACCTCTTCTTGAGGTTCTTCGGCTGCCTCCGCACTGGTCTTGCGCGTGCGCTTAATCTTTGTAGTCTCGACTGGCTTGGCGCCGACCTCATCAGGATGCTTGTGCCAGCCATCAGCCAGATAAGAAGCAACGTCAGACTCGCTAACTACCGCAGTCTTGTACTGCTTACCCCAGACGCGGGTGCCTTTACCTTCTTTGTAAAGCATTACGCTCATGATTCACTCCTGGAGGAATGGGGCCGAAGCCCCACATCCTTTAACCTTCGATAGCGGTTGCCACATCCTGATTCGCCAGGCCAACGCCGATTGCTTCCGGGCGTACAGCGGTTGCTGCATACCACAGTGCAATACGGCACTTACCGCCCAGCGTGGAGATATCACCCTGGAATGCGATCACACCATTCAGGCCAACGCCTGGGATGCTGAACGCCTCAGACTTCATCCCGGAGAACAGGTTGTGATTCAGCGGAATTGGCTGAGACAGCAGGCGGATAGAGTCATCAGCCCAGAACACGTTGGTCGGCGCGTTGTCGGTGTTCAGAACGTTGATGGCAGCGCCATCGGCCAGAGAAGTATTCACGTTCGCATAAGCGCGTTGTTCAGCTGTCAGAGTGGTGTCATCCAGAGCAACCGGCTTCGGCGTGATGGTCAGGTTGTTACCGTTCACTGCGACAACAGAGAAGGTCGCATCCTGAACCAGGACGTTTTTCGCCATCTGAGAGATGAATTTCACGCCAGCGAAAGAGATTTTGTCCCCGCGCTTAAAGCCGGTACCAGAGCTAACTTTCACGACGGCGGTACGGTTATCGACGTTCTCACGGTTGCCGTCGGTATCGAGGCGCCACGCTTCAGGCTTGAACTTCTGCGCGCCGGCTACAGTCACGCCAGTTGCGGTTGAGGCAAACAGCGTAGGCAGCTTCGGAGAGCGCAGCACGTCGTTAAAGCCTGCAACCTGCTTCTGCAGCACGCCTTTGGTATAGGCGTCATCCTGTACGCGGCCGTAGAAGTCTTTACCAGCCAGGTCGCGTCCGGCGCCGCGGTAGTCGTTGGCGTTGAAGAAGAACGACAGGCCTGCATCGCGGTTAAGCTCACGGGCAAACATCAGCGATTCGGCTTCAGAGATGAAATCCCAGCCTGTATTAGCGCTGCCGATCGGGCCGGTGCTGGTTACAACCAGTGAACCCATTTCAGCAGCCTGACGTGCGATTTCGGTTTCGACGTTGTTAGCCAGCTTCTTCGCTGAAGCGCGGATGCGCCCACGGAAAGTGGTTTCGTCGCGCACTTCATCAGCACGCAGCTGGAAGAAGTCGTTATCCGGCTCGTTCAGGTTAACTTTTACAGAGAGCTGCAGCAGGTCAGTCTCTTTATCGGTCAGGTCCCAGCCGCGCTGCGTGGGGGCTTCCTGTTCCAGCGGCATCCATACGGTGTTGCCGGATCGCTGCATAGATGCGCCACTTGGTGTGTATTTGCCAACGCGTTCAGCCATCGGCGTCATATTTTCTACAGTTTCGATCACTTCGTCGATTGCGTAGGTGATCAGTTGACCTTCGTTAAGTGCCATTATCGGATTCCTTTAAGCTGTGCTTTTAATTTGCGGTATGTTTCCGTGTCGCCCTTCGCTGCTGCCGCATCCATCTGCTTCTGGATAGCGGAGATATTGGCTGCGGCAACACTGCCCTGCACCGGCTCATCTACCGGTGGAGCGGCCGACACTGCTTTACCGCGAGGCTTGAGAGTTAAACGTTCTGATAGTCGAGTCAGCTCAATCAGAGCCTGCTGCCCGTTCATCGCCAGCAGCTGGCGAGTTTTCTCTGGGTTAGCGCCCAGGTGGTAGATAAGCGCCGCAGACTTCTCTGGGAAGAGCATCATGATGTCGGCGCCAACCTGCGGCGGGACAATCTGCATAAATGCATCTTCTTTATCCTGATAGTCATGGATATTGAGCTTCTCTGCGGCGTCGTAGTGCTTACGGGCAGCTTCAACGTATTGCGCTGACTGCTGGGTGTATTCCTGAGTCTTTCGCCCCTGCTCTGCTACAGCATTGCTGCGTGCATCCAGAGCTTTAATCTGCCAGTCAGACTGCGCAGCGTTAAAAGCGGCCAGAGCGCGATTGGTGTCGTAGTCATACTTGGCCAAGGCCTCATCTGACAGGAAGTCATTCACGTCCGGCTGCTTGGGTAGCTCGGGGTTAACCCGGAGGTTTTCCGGCAGCTCACCACGCTTCACCGCTTCCATCTGCTGTTCCAGTTCGCGCTGGCGCTTACGCGCAACGCGACGTGCGGCAAACTTGGCGTTGGTTTCGTGATCTTGCTTCGGCTTGTTCTCATCGTCGTTCAGGACAATATCGAAGCCTTCTTCCAGCCCATCGGTTGAGATGGCATGTTCATCAACCTGACTCTCAGCAGATGCCGCTGCTTGATTGCCGGGCAGGGTTTGTTCTTCAGTAGCCTGAATTTCGGTGGTATTACTCATGTTGTTTAGCTCTCTCACATGGTTCGAGGAATCTCGGCATCAGCCGGGGAATTTTGTGTACTCTGCTTTTGCAGGAGGGAAGCAACGCCTAACTGATGACTGTGATTCTGCTGTTGTGCCCGCAGCATCTGGTCAGCTTCGTTATGCGCAGCCTGATTCTGTTTCTGGTAGAAGTCAGAAAGCACCTTAAGCGCGTTCTGAATGGATGACTGGTCAGTTGCCTTAGCGTCTGCCAGTGTCTTAATGGTTTGCGCCTGATTAAGCTGCGCCTGCTGCTGTGCAGTGAACGCCTTAATCTGCAAATCAACCTGTTTATTCTGCGCATTCTGCAGGTCTGCCTGACCCTGAAGAAGTACGCCCTGAGCCTGAACCATTGCAGCATCAGGCGTGTTCTGCTGGCTCTGTTGTGCCTGAGCAAGCCATTCTTGCTCCTCTGGCGTCTCTGGTTTTTTGAGTCCCATCGTTACAAGCTGGCGTGTTGCATACTCGCGCATCAGCTCTACGCCCTTGCCGTCCAGCAAAGTGAAGTACTGCAGAAGAAGCATCTGGAACTCTGCCGTGCCCTGCGGGACTTTGGATAGCAGGTCGAGAATTTCCGCCCTGTTCTGGCTCTTCATAGACTGATATGAAGGCCCGACGTCGGTGTAGGTCTCATATCGCCCGCGAATATCGTTCAGTGTTACCGTGCTGCCTGACTGCAGGTCTACAACCTGAGTGAGTAGCTGAACCTCTTTCTCACTGCCATCCTCAAGCGTCATCGATACTGTGCGAGGAACGTCATAGATATCGTTAACGATGGAGGCGTAGATTTCCCCGTCTCGGCGCATCGCGGTAGCCAGGTTATCCATGAAGACATACGTTTCAAGGTCAGCTCGCATGTTCAGCTGGTTGACCGTATCGAAGGCCACCTGTCCGCCTGCAGCTTCAGCATCCACGCCAAGAGTTGCCAGCTCTTTCACAGCAGCCGTGGCAGCTTCAAGCATGTAAGCGTTAGCCTGAGGCACTTCAGGGTTTTCGTAATAACCCAGAGGCTGCGTTGGCAGGTCTCCCTGGTTCTCGTCAGTGCGGTTAATCAGGTAGTACGGGTAATCATCAGTGCCGTCGTACATATGCTCGTAGCCGGCGATCTGCTCGGGGTAGAAGAAAGGTTTCTTCTTCGGTGTCCGCGCTACGATGTCGGCATTGAAGCTCATGATCATGTTGCGCAGTCGCTGGCCGTCTTTGGTCAGCCTGACAACACCCTCATACACCTCTTTATCGCCGGCAAACGACCACTCGCCAAATACCGGAACAATGGGGATATGCTCGCCAGCAATCAGCTCGCGGTTCTTCAGGATTTCAGACTGTGTCAGCAACGTCTTATAGACGCGGCGACGCTTAACCTTGCGCTCGCCTATCTTCTGCATGCCTTTATCAGCCAGCTCATCGATAACATCAGCGATGTCACGCTTAAAGTAGCTGGCCGGCTCACCAGTCATCGGGTCCTGATAGATATAAACCGTCTCTTTCTTTTCTTCGACCTCGTAATGCTCAGCAATGAAGACCACTTCACTGGTAGACCAGGGGAATATCCAGTTAGAGGACGGCGACTGGAAATCAGGAGTGACGTCAGGGTCAAGGCCATACTCTTCGGCAAACGCTTCCCATCCGTCTTTGCTCATCGCGCTGATAACCGTGCAGTGCTTCGCGTCGCTCTTATCCATTTGCTTGGCGTTGGCATCCCAAACAACATGGGAGCAAGCTTCATGGATGGGTACGCGTCGAATCACCTGGTTGTTACTGGTAGGGTCCTGATCTTCATAGTCCGTAACCAGTCGCCACGCACCGACGCCAGCCTCAATCTGCTCACGCACAGCCACGTTAACCGCAATCTTGGCTCCGTTGTGGCGCATATCAGTGCGGTACATCCCCATAAGGATGTCAGCTGCGTCAGGGCTGGCGCCGTCTTTCGGCTTAAACATCACATCAACAGGGTTCTGTCGCATCTCAGCAACGAGCTTGCGCACAACCGGGCGCACCACATCGAACTGGCCGCGATACTGCAGCGTGGTGTACTGATTCAGCCAGTCATCCCACTGTGATAGGCGACTAAAATACAGGTCGTTAGTAGCTTCTGTCCTTGCCTCATCACTAGCAGTCCAGTCTCTATCGAACTTCCTGAGGATTTGTTGAAGCTTATCTTCTTTGAAGTCCATACGTTTCCCGTGATAGAATTAGTGGGACGACTAAGGAGCCCCATTGTGAATAAAATTACTATTGATGAAGTAAGAACCCTGTTCTCCTATAACCCTGAAACTGGCATCCTCACGGCGACAAACAGAACAAGAAGGACGGATCTGAATGGGAAGCCGGTTGGTTGCCCTCATGGAAATGGCTACCTGGATGTAAGGGTTAGAAATAAACT